CTCTTCCGATCTGGGGAGGGGAGGGGGCATCCTTACCCCAAAGCTACGCTTAAAGGGCAAGGAGGGTTTAACGTGTTTTCCTTCACGGCTAGTTTATGGGGGGGCGAGATGGCAATTCGCTCCCGTCTGGTAGAACAAACACAAAGTCACCATTACTTATATACCCTGGATCAACCCCTCCATAGAAGGGGATCCCTGGGCTAGAAGGCCTCGAAGGCACTATCTCCGCTACTCCTTGGCACGATTTACAGATCAATTGCTGTTGATCTGAGGCTTTAGAAGCCCCATCAGATGTAAGTCGCACCGTAACATTATAGCTAAAAGTAAGGCTTTGGGTCGCAGATGAGTCAAAAGCATTAAAATCAAACTCAAAACCAATGAGAACACTCATTTCCTTAGTCCAGTCCATTAGTTTTCCTATCAGCATACTAAACACTGTCATAGCGCGTCCTCCCAAGTACATCGAAGGAGTGGATTCCTGCACGTAACCCGACTCAAGCAAAGCTTGAGGTGCCAGGGTTATAGTCATATCTGTTGGCAATCGGTCATGTGAATGTACTAATTGCATGTCAAAGCATATGTCCGCTATAGTTCCAGCTAATGGCTGGAACGACACTGGGACATACAACTGACATGTCCATATCACGTGGGGGGTTGGCAACCGCCCTGCGTTAAATGACCATACGTTGTCCATATTATCCTTTTGTTTCACTTCTTGTACTGAAAGATCACGCTTTGTGGGTTCAGACCTTACTGGTAACTCCACTGGCCGAGTAGCTGCCTTATAGGCATAAACTCTAGGCTTCGATGGAGCTAACTCATCGGTCTCCCAAACTCTAGTATTCCATGCTGCTGACTGTGTATCTCTATGAGTCCAGACACTGGAGAGTGTTTGCAATTGGTAGAGCTGGCGTCAAGAGGTCGTGCCTCTGAGCCTGATCCTATAGCGACACCACAAGACTCCAATAGCCAACTTTGGCGTTGATGAAGCCATCACGGAGACCGTGCATGGTGCAATTAAATTGGAATCAGCTGAGGCGGTGGCATCATTGTGCTTATACCACTTTAAAGTGTCTAGCTGATTCTTCGGTGCCTTCAATGGAGCTGTGTCAGTCTGTCGATACACAGCCCCAGTGTGACTAGGTGTGAGCGCTGTTATTGCTGCGCGTGTTTTGTTCTTGCTCTCGGCTGTGGTTGGGTCCCAATCAAAACCATACGTTATTGAACCTCCAGTGGTGGTTCCAACGTCACTCGTCCAATACACCTCAACAGCTAACCACTGAGACTGGTCAAAGTGTTGTGCTATCTTCGACAACAGTGGGAAGGTTGCTGGGGTGATTTTGAAATGCTTAAGGTAAGTGCCTTGATCAGACACCGTAATTGCCTCTAGCATCTCAGAACGAGTGAAAACTACAGTAGCATCATTGGCTTGACTATAAACGTTTCCAGCGCCCCGCTGACGTGGGACTCTACTGCGAGGCTTACGCTTCCGAGCAGGAGTTCCTATCTTAAGAGCTTGTACCGCCTTAGTAGCCGCTGCCACTTCTGCCACAAGTTTAGATGTCGGCTTGGTTTTCTTCCGTGAGCGAACCATGACGTTCACTTGGGGTGGTAAATCAGAGGTATTTATACCCAATCTCTAATTTACCACCCCAAGTGAACGTC